TTTCGCGTGCGCTGCGCTGGACGAACCAAATCGCCGTCGCGTCGTCGATCCCAAGGTCCCACCAGGTGTCGACCTTCACCACGGGGTCGATCGGCACGCGGCAGATCCGCTTGTCCTCGGCCGCCTTGGTCATCTCGGCGGCGTAGTAGGCGCCCTCGATCGCCGCGTCGAAGTCGCACTCGTACTCGCGCTTGTACTCGGCGCTGGTCATGCTCGCCCTTGCGTCGGCAAGCTCAGCAGCGCCGAGCAGGCCCGTCTGTGAGGCTTTCAGCTCCCACAGCTTCCAGCCCGTTTCGTTGGCGGCGGCGCGCTCGCGCAGCTTGTAGAAGGTGTTCTTGCCCCGCGGCGTGCCGGTGAAGGTCGCCTTGCCCTTGCGATCCGACAGCGCCGGCCGGATGACCTCCGTCCAGGCGCGCGGATCCCAATCTCCGAACTCGTCACAGTCGACGTCGTCGAAGTAGAGACCGCGCAGCGCGTCCGGATTGTCGGCGCCGAACAGTCGAATACGGCCGCCGTTCGGGAAGTCGGCGCGAAGCTCGGCCTCGTTCCACTCAACACCCGGAATCGGCCGCGTGTAGAACTTCAGGTAATCCCAGGCGACGCCCTTGGCCTGCTTCAGGTAGGGCGCGACGTAGGCGCACCGCGGATCTGGCAGCGGGCACGTCAGCGCCGTGCGGACCAGCCCGTTGATCGCCGCGACCGTCTTCCCCGCCCGCCGATGAGCGACCACGACGCGGAAGCGCGCGGTGCTCCGGTGATAGGCCTCCCACACCGACCGCGGTCGGTAGGGAAGCACGATCTCCCGAACTAATCGTCCGCCGACGAGTCGACCTGCGACGGATCCAGGCGCGTTTCCTCGCCCTCCGTCGCCCACCGGATCACAGTCTCGAATGGCTTATCGTCCTCGTTCCCGAGCTTCAGCGTCTTGGCGAACATGCCCAGGTGCTGGCCGACCTTGGACAAGGCCGACACCTTGTCGTGCTGGCGAACCTCGATGCCGTCCTTGGTGACCTTGATCCCAGCATACAACCGGCGGGCGCCTTCCGACAGGAACCGCGTGTCCTTCAAAAACGGCGTGACCACGCCTTCACCGAAACACTCAGGGCAGGCCGTATGCGGCGCCTTCCTCGCGTCGTAGCCAGGACCGCCCAGCTCGTCGAAGGGCTCGACCTCGGGCGCCTCGCCGGCGAAGCCGACGTCCTTACCCTCGCCCGCCTCCTGCAGCTGGCGCGAGTAGAGCCGCTCGCGGCGCTCACGCTCGGCCGGCGTCTCCTGATAGCGGAAGCGCTTCCCCCAGCAGTAGCGGCAGGCGCCGCGGCGGAACTCGACCAGGTCGTTGGCGTCGGCGCAGCCGATGCTCCACAGCTCGGCGAGCACACCAGCGACGGAGACCTCGGCGCGCTCGGCGCCGGCCGCGACCAGTTCGGCGACCCGCGCCTGAATGCATTCATCTGCTTTCAGGCGAGCGGCATTGCCGCGGTTCGGCTTGTAGCCGGCCTCGGCATAGGCCGCGTCGGCCGTGCGGCCTTGCGCGAGCTCCTGCGCGAACAGCTCATGCCGGCCGTTCGATAGCGGCGGCATGAACCCTCGTCAGTTCTGGACCGAGTACTCGACGATCAGCGTCGCCAATCCCGTGGCGGAGTTGCCGCCCGACTGCGCGACGCGGCCGTAAATGGTGGTCATCGAGCCGGGCGCGCCGGGGACGGTGTCCAGTTCGGACATCGCGCCGCCGGCGAGCGTGTGGGCCACTTGGCCGGCCGCCTTGATCGAGACGGCCGCGACGTACTGAGCGCCGGCGGCCGCGTTGCCGATCGACAGCTGAGCGTCGGTCACCGCGCCGAAGGCGGTAATCGTCTTGGTGCGGAAGGTCACGTCGCGCGCGCCGGCCGGCAGCTGGAACGTGAAGTCGGTGTTCGTGACCGCCGTAACGGTCACCGGAACGCAGATGGCGCAGCGGTTCAGGCCGCCGCGAGTCAGCTTCTGGCCGACGGTGGACATGAGCTTTTTTCCTCGGAGAATGCGTCAAGAATAGTTGACGCGCCCGACGATCTGTCGCATATTGTTGACATGATCGAAGTGCGGCAAACGAACGAATTCAAGGCCTGGGTGGCGGCCCTTCGGGACCGCAAAGCCCGCGCCATCATCGGCGACCGCACTTCGCGCCTGGAAGGCGGCCTCGTCGGCGACATCAAGTCGGTCGGCGGCGACGTCAGCGAACTGCGGATCCACTACGGCCCGGGTTACCGGGTCTATCTCACCTGGAAGGGCGCCACCCTCGTCATCCTGCTCTGCGGCGGAGACAAGGGCTCGCAGGACCGGGACATCAGGCGGGCCCAGAAGCTCGCCAAGGAGGTCTGACCATGCCCCTCGAAACGACCCGCTTCGATGCGGCCGAACTGATCGAAACGCCGGAAGACGTCGCTTACTTCCTCGAATCCGCATTCGAGGACAACGACGCCGCCGGGATCGCCCGCGCGCTCGGCATCGTCGCCCGCTCGGCCGGCATGACCAAGATCGCCGACGCCGCCGGCGTGAGCCGGCAGGCGCTCTACAAGACGCTTACGGAAGACGGGAACCCCGGCCTTGCCTCGGTCATCGGCGTCTTGAAGGCGCTCGGCTTCCGCCTCGCTCCGATCAGGCTCGACGACGCGGCCTAAGCCGCGCGAAGCGCGCCGGCCTGCCTCACCCGATCGGGGAGTTCGAAGTACCTGACCACGTCGGCCGGCGGCCGGTGTGGGAACAGCCGCACGGCCGCCCTGGCCGCGGCGATGGCGTCTTCGATGACGTAGTCTTCGACGCCGGCCTGCAGAGCCAGCGCGTGGACCTGGTCGGCGCTGGCGTCAGCCAGCATGTCCGCGATCGCGGACGAGATCCGTTGGATCATCCGAAAACCTGTTCCCCGCCGAGGTGAAGGTTAACGCACGGAAGAGTCGGTGTGAATCCCGCTCAGGCCGTGGCGATGTCGAGCGACACGTTCTCCCAGGGCGCCTCGAGGTGCGGCCGGTGGGAAAAGCGGATGTAGGACTTGGAGCCGAGCACGATGATGCTATCGGCGATCGCCTCCATGGCCCGCTTCCAGCGCTCGTCCTCGATCTCATAGCGCCGCAGCGCCAGCACCGCGCCCGTCCGGATCTCCCCGGCCTTATCCTTGCGGAAGGCGTCCATGACGATCACGCGCAGCTCGGCGCGCGCGCCCTCGACCCACTCGGAGACGCACTCCTCGAGCAGCGCCTTAGCGACCTGCAGCTCGGGCCCGAAGCGGATCAGGTCGGCCACCTGGATCTGGATCCGCATTAGCCCGTCGTAGCTGAACCACGAGGTGTTCCCCTTCGCGCCGCCCGGGCCCTTGGCCTTGTACTTCTCCTCGAGCAGCCGGAGCATCGCCTGGGTGTCCGCGAAGGCCTTGGCCTTGAACGCCGCGAGGCGATCGGATTGCGCGACCGCCTCGGCGAACAGGTCGCGGACCATCTGGTCCTGCACCCGGTCCTTTTCCTTCACCGTCTCGATCGGCACCATCGCGCCGTCGGCGCGCGGCATGTAGACCGCGCCGCCGGGCCCAAGCACCTGGCCGGGGGGGAGCGCGTCAGGCTCGGACATCGGGTCTCCATGAGGTGGTCGGCCGGCCGCCGTTCCCGGCCGTGGCGCGTTCGCGCTCGGCCAGGCGGCGAAGCCGCTTCGCCAGCTGGTCGCGCTGGACGTGGAAGCGCTCCGGGTCGATCCGGACGATGGTCATGCGGTTGACCAGGTCGGCGAGCTCGTGGAGCTCATCGGCGATGTTCACCGACGTGCGCGCCGGCGGCGCTGCTTCTCAGCCTGCGCCCGCGCGTGCTGCTTGTGACCATGGCCCTTCCGGCGCTTTGCGCGCGGGGGCTCGCCGGCGTCACGCGGCAGCAACCGGTAAAGGGCCAAGTCGTGCTTGCCGAATCCGGCGAACGCGGCCGCGGCGAGCGCGGCGATCGCCGCGCGCTGTTGGCGTCCGAGCATCAGCTTTTCCCCCTCACAACACCTTGCCCGCGGCGTTGCGCTTGAACCGGTCGCCGGCCTGGATGTAGCCGCGCGTCGTATCGAATTTCGAATGTCGGGCGTGGCCCTGCAGAACGTCGGGCGCCGCGCCCTTCTCGGCCGCGCTGGTCAGGAGACCGGAGCGCAGCGAGTGGCCGGCGAACATCGCCGGATCGAGCCCAACCCGTTTGGCGGCCGCCTTCACAACGTCGGCGATCGCGCGATCCGAAATCGCCACCGCGCCAACGCGGCCGTGCCGATCGACCGCGCGAAAGACGGGGCCGGAGCGGATCTCCGCAGCATCGAGCCACGCCTGCAGCGCGGCGACCGCGCAAATACGTTTGCCGTAGGGAATGGCGACGATCGCGCCTCTGCCCTCCTGATCGCCCTTGGCGCGGGCGACGTGAATTTCCAGGCCGCCGCCCACGAACTGCGCGACGACGTCGGTCGCGCCAGGTCCCGGCAGCGACAGGGCCGCGAGCTCGGAGCGCCGGAGCGCGCCGGCAAATCCAACCAGCAGCAGCGCGCGGTCGCGAATTCCGGCCCGAGTACTCGGGAGCTTCGCGAGAACGCGCTTCAGATCTTCCAGCACCAGCGCACGCTTTTTGCGCGGCGGGCGACCGTGTGTCCGGCGGATCCCCGCCATGACCCGGTCCAAATCCGGATGCGCCGGCGGCGAAATGCCTGCGGCGCGAAAGGCCCAGGCGATGGCCGCAAGATCGCGCGCCAGCGTCGCGACGGCCGAATGCGGCGCGCGGGCTGTGACGTACAGAGCGAGGTGCTTCGCCTCCGCCGAGAGAGGCTCGACGCCAACGCTGGCGCACCAGCTGGCGAACGTGCGCCAGGAGCTCTCGTAAGAGCGCCGCGTCCCGGCGCTAACGCCGGCTTCCGCATAGGTGCGGAGGCTTTCGCCAAGCTGGATCAGGTCTGTGCGGCCAACGACCGCGGGAAGCGCGTTGTCGGCCACATGGATTCCTGTGGAATATAAATCTGACGGAATTTCCGCCGGTTAGGCGGACTTCTGACTTCCGAAAACTACCCTTCTCGGAAGCTAGATCGGCTAGGAAGAGCTCTTCGAAGAGGCGGTCATTCCGAGGCCAAGCACCACCAGGCCGATGATCGGATGGCCGTGCATCACCAGGTAAACGCAGGCGCCAATCGCGGTGACCCAGCAGGCGCCGACTGCGAGATGGTTCACGCGACCGCCCGGTTCACTTCATGCACCGCGTCGACGAGCGGATTCCTGAGCGCGAGCTCGAGCTCGGAAAACGCCACCTTCAGGGCGCTGCTCAGGCCGCCGTTGTGGGCGACCACGCGGAATCCGCCGCGCACGACGATGATGTCCGTCGGATGCGCAGCCTTGGCCGCCACGCGGCCCGCCGCCTGAATGCGTTCGAGCACCATGTTCACGCCGCCGGGACCGCGCGCAGGACCTGCAGGTCGAAGTGGTCGTGGTACGGCCCCCGCTCCTGCTGCAGGGCCTCGAGGCCGAACATGGCGACGTCGCTTTGGTAGACCTGGCCGTTGTAGGCGCGCCGGCGGGCCTCGATCCAAAGGTCGCGGATCCGCGCCTTGCGGTCGGTCTCGACGTCGACTCCGCGCAGCAGCCGACAGCCGCGCTCGAACGACAGAATGTCGGCGCTCGTCACATGGCTGATCCTGCAGGTTGGAGACGTCAGTCTCGGGTGTCGCGGGCAAAGAAAAACCCGGGACCTGTTGGGGGCCCGGGTTTCTGGTACGCCGCACGCACTGTGCCTGAGAGCATGTGCTCCCGTACGTATGAACGTCAAGTTTCCGCGGAGGGCGCAAAAGTATTGAAGGGCCGCAGCTCCGAGGGTCGGCCCTCTGCGCGCGCAGCTTTCGCGCGTTCATCGGCCGCGCGGTAGACCAGCGCCAGGCTCTCGCAAGCCTGCCGCACGATCGCGCCTTGCGCGTTGCGATCCTTCTCGCCCGTGACCAGCTGGACGATCGCCCGCCAGGGCCGGATTTCGCCGGCGATCATGCTCTCGTTGAGCGCCTTCAACACTCTTGCCGGCGCCGGCCCCGTCGCCTCGAGCACCAGCTTGACCCGCTTCGAGGCGTCGATCGCCGCCTGCGTCGGCGCGCCCGAGTCGCCGCGGCCGGCGTCGATCCGCTCCATGCTGAAGCTCGGCGGCCCGTCGTTGGCGCCCGCGGCCGTCGCCATGTCGCGGAAGAGCCGCCTCGAGGCGCGGTGTTGTTCGTCGGAGAGGCCGCCGGCGTTGTAGAGCAGGTCGTAAGGGTCGGAGCGCCGGGCGGCGAGGACCTCGTTGCGGTCGTTGACCGTGATGTCGACATTCGTAGCCGCCATCGGCGCGGCCGTAAGGTCCGCCACAGAGACGCCCCAGGTCGCCGGGTTGCGGGCCTGCGGATTGTGCGGAAGCTCGCGCGCAGGCGCGCGACGCTCGAGGATCGCCATCGGATCCGAGGGACCAGGCCGGCCCCTGCTCTTCGCCATGAACGCCCCCGTTCCGGGCGAATACGCGCCCGAATACAACCCCATGTCCCCGCGACCGAAGCTAAACCA